ATATCCTAAAGAGATAATGCAACGAGAAGTGCAGAGATATGTAGATGAGAACGTTAAAACTAAAAGAGCATATGGAGAATTAGGTCATCCTGAAGGTCCAACAGTTAATTTAGATAGAGTATCTCATATGATTACATCTCTTAAGGAAGACGGTAATAACTGGATTGGTAAAGCCAAAATTATGGATACACCAATGGGCCGTATTGTAAAAGAACTCATTAGCGAGGGTGCTCAACTAGGTGTTAGTTCACGTGGTTTAGGCAGTCTCAAAGAGAGAAACGGCATTAATGAAGTCCAAGGAGACTTTATGCTTGCCACAGCGGCAGATATTGTAGCTGATCCTAGTGCTCCAGACGCTTTTGTAAGCGGCATTATGGAGGGCAAAGAATGGGTTTTTGTTAATGGGAAATGGACAGAACAAGATATTGAGGAAGCTAAAACAAGCATTTCTAAAGCCAATATAAGGGATTTAGAAGAAGAAAAGATGCAAGTTTTTAACAATTTCCTTAATAAACTGTCCAAAATTTAAATAAATATAAATATATTAGATTAATACTTATATATTAATATATAATCCGACTTTTAAAAAAGGAGAAAGACATGGGAGTAGAATCCAAAATCAGAGAACTGCTTGAAGGTAAGTTACAAGACGACACCGTAGCAGTTATAGACGAGCAGATTGCTGGAGATCAACAACCACCTATGCAAGGTGGCAGTTCTAAAGCTAATTTGCCAGTATCCTCTGGCGATGCCCATCGTCCTTTAGATAAGAAGAACAATGGTGATGCAAGTAATCCATTACAAGGCAGCTCAAACGCCAATCCTGAAATGCAAGACCTTAGCGGTTCAAGCAATCCAGAAGGCGGACTTACAAGCCCAGTAGGACAAGCAGCATCAAGTAAAGCTTCTAAAGCACCTGGCCTTGAAGGCTCAGGAGCAGGTCAGGCACCTAACTACAGCGGTTCTGAAGACGCTCAGTCTGTTGTAAATCAATCTAGCAATGCTGGAAACGTTTACAAAGAAGAAGACGAAGTTGAACCAGAAGGCGAAGAAGAAGTTCTAGATTCAGTTGAAGAGATTGATGACGAAGTAGAAGAACTAGATTCAGATGTAGAGGTCGAAGAAGAAGAAGAAGTCGTTGCTGAAGAAATGGAAGACGAAGCCGAAGAGGTAGAGGACGAAGTAGAAGCAGAAACACTCTTTGAGGAAGACATTGCTAACTTATTCGAAGACGAAGAGCATCTTTCAGAAGAATTTAAGACTAAAGCAGCTTCATTATTTGAAGCAGCAGTAGTTGCCCGTGTAAATCAACAGGTAGATCTCATTGAGAACGAACTTGTTGAAGAAGCGGAAAAAGCTTTTAGCGAAGCTAAAGAAAAACTCGTGGAAAACATTGACAAGTATCTGTCCTACGTGACAGAACAGTGGATGGTTGAAAATGAGATTGCCGTTGAGAATGGCTTAAGGAATGAAATCAATGAGAGCTTTATTAGAGATCTTAAAGAGACATTCAAGAACAATTACATTGAAGTTCCAGATGAGAAGTTTGATGTATTAGCGTCTCAACAAACAGAGATTGATGAGTTAAAATCCAAGTTAGACGAGGAAATTAACAAATCCATTTCGATCAGCGAAGAAAGGGAACAACTACAAAAGGATAAAGTATTCCGTTCCGTGGTTGACGATCTAGCTGACACTGAAGTTGAAAAGTTTGCAAGTTTAGTTGAAGGTATAAAATACGACAACTCAGACATGTATGCTGAGAAACTAAATGTTATCAAGGAAAATTATTTTCCTAAAGCTAAAACTGACGACAGTGATAGGCTAGAAGATAGCGTTGATCAGGGAGCATTATCAGATAATACTGTGATGGACAGATATGCGAGAGCAGTAAGTCAATCCGCTAAATTTGGCGGTGTATCAACAGAATTTGATAAAGCACAAAATTAATTTTTTATAAATAATTAGGTTATAGAAAACATAACAAAACGTTAAAAACAAGGAGAAACTGATGTATCTTTCAGAAGAACTACAGAAAAAGTGGAGCCCAGTTTTGGATCATAAAGATCTCAACGAGATTAAAGATCCTTATAAGCGTGCGGTAACCACGGTTGTTCTTGAAAACCAGGAAAAAGCTCTCCGTGAGGAGAAGGAAGCCCTTTTCGAGGCAACTCATGCTAACCAGACAGGTGCAGGCGTTGATAACTACGATCCGATATTAATATCGTTAGTTAGACGTGCTTTGCCTAATCTTATGGCATACGACGTTTGTGGTGTTCAGCCAATGTCAGGACCTACAGGTCTAATATTTGCTATGAAGTCTCATTTTACCAGCCAGACTGGAACAGAGGCTTTATTTAACGAAGCAGATACAGACTTCTCAGGTGGTGGCACACATGCTGGCTCTAACCCAGTTGATGGATCTTACACAACTGGTGCTGGAGTATCCACAAGCACAGCTGAAGGCTTTGGTGACTCAACAACTCTAAACGAAATGGCTTTCTCAATAGAGAAAACCACTGTAACAGCCAAATCAAGAGCTCTTAAAGCAGAATATACTGTTGAACTTGCTCAAGACTTGAAAGCTATTCATGGTTTAGACGCGGAGTCAGAACTAAGCAACATTCTTTCACAAGAAATTTTAGCTGAAATTAACCGTGAGGTTATTAGAACTATTTACAAGGTCGCAAAAACAGGCTCAGCCTCAACAGCGTCCGCTGGAACATTTGATTTAGATGTTGACAGTAACGGTAGGTGGTCAGTAGAAAGATTTAAAGGTCTTTTATTCAATATCGAACGTGATGCAAACGTAATTGCACAAGACACAAGGCGTGGAAAAGGTAACTTCATCATCTGTTCATCAGATGTAGCAAGTGCTTTAGCTATGGCGGGTGTTTTAGATTACGCTCCAGCATTATCAACTAATTTAAATGTTGATGACACAGGTAATACATTTGCTGGTGTTCTAAACGGTCGTTATAAAGTATATATAGATCCTTATTCAGCAAATACAGGAGCTGCTAGCCAGTTCTATGTATGTGGTTATAAAGGCACAAGCCCTTATGACGCTGGTATATTCTATTGTCCATACGTCCCACTACAAATGGTTAGGGCTATTGACCCTAGCACATTCCAACCTAAGATTGGTTTCAAAACTAGGTATGGCATGATTGCTAACCCATTTGTAATGAAGTCAGATGGAACTACTGATGCGGATTCATTTACTGCAGACAGAAACCAGTATTACAGATCTGTTAAAGTTACAAACTTAATGTAATCAGGTCTTTCCAATCATTGGAAACTAAAAGCGCT